CTCATACTCAAATCCCCAAACCTCAACCATCATGGATGCCCTGAAACCCTTTTGCCCGGCCGCCGCAAATTCATCACGGCCAACCGGGTTGATTTCTCCGAAAACATCCTTTTCCAGGTATTCCGTTTGGTTCTTTTTAATTAACAGTGTCACTAATGCTTCTATGGTAGCCACCGCCTTTGATTTTCGTACAAATCATGTCATAGGATGCCATTAACTCGTTATGGTTCTCCGGGTTGCCAAAATTCGCCTTGGTGTAAATCAATGCGGCTTCGATAATCAAAGGGTCTGTGATGTTTTCCGGGTCCAAATAGTCCGGGTGCACGCCAATACGTTTTAAGTCCGCAAGGGCAACCGCTACAAGTTGCCCCACGTCCTCGTCTAAAACGTCATTGGATGTTTTACGCACCCTTAATTTGGCCTTGGCAATCAATTCTTTCTCTGTCATGCTCTGCCGCCTTTCTTATTTTCGGTTTTACTGGCCGCCACCGCCGGACGCTGCCGCCGGGTTCTTCACACGGATAAATCCATTCTTGGCAACCACGTTTCCGCCCATGAATACACACGCCTTATAAGCAATCTGGCCCTGCTTAAATTTGTACTCTGTGGATTTCTGTGCATCAATATCACTGAAAATAGCCACTTCGTAATTACTCAACGGGCCGTATGCCATGCAATATGCGTCTGTGGTTCCGCCGATTTCTGCACATGCGGAATTGATAATGTAAGGCACTTCGTCAATGGTTCCCGTGTTTCCGTGGTTCATAATGGTGTAAACTTTGCGGCCCTGTTTATCTCTTAACTTGGCAAACTTTTTAAGGTCTTTCTTGCTAAGGATAAGCACCGCCATATCTTCCACATCCTCGTCCCCACCATAGGAATAAATGATTTCATCCAGTGTTCCGTCATCAATGGCGGTAATGGTGGAAATGTCGGTGCTGCGGTCAATAATGTCATCCGCTGAAGAAGTAGGATTGTAGAAAATTCCACGGAATTTTCCAGTTCCGCCAGCACCTACCAAAATCTGACGGGAAGCGTATCTTCTGATTGCACGGGTCACGCTTTCTTCCACAACTCCGTCATAATCTGCATCCGGCAGTTTCGACATTTCTTCCGGCTCTTCTGCGTATGCCGTGATTTTCTCACGCACAATGTCCGCATATCCAAAAGTCGGTTCAGAAGTGTTGTAATCTGTGTTTTCCGTTGTGCTTCCGGCTCCGTCCCCGTAAGACTTTACAAAAGGCCGCTGATAACTTTCGCCGCCAACAAGCGGAACGGTCCTTACTCTGTCAATAAGGGAAGAAACATTGTTGAAAGTCGGCATAATATCCGGGCTTGTATGATGCGGCATTACCACCCCGGTTGCCGTGCTTAATGCGTTACGGGGGTTTGCAAGGGCTTTGGCCTTATAGGAAACTTTTTTACCGTCCTTTAAGGTTTTTCCGTTCTTTTCTCTTACCTGGTTTTTCGGTTCGCTTCCGTTTTCTCCCGGTTTTCCGTCCCCAGTATCTTCCGGGTCCGTGCCCCCTGCTGCCTGGGCGGCCGCCATTAAATCTTCCCTGGCTTTAATCTCGTCCAGGATTTCCCCAATGGTTCTGGCTTCGTCCATGGCATCCGTCAATTCCTGGCCGCTTAACGCCTGGGCGTTCTTTCCCAGGTCTTTCAGTCTGTCTTTCAATTCTTTCTTTGACATTTTCATTAACTCTTCTCTTGTCATGTCCTATTCTCCTTTCTACTGCCCCATATGGGCCATGGTAAGTGCAACAATTTGGCTTCGTTTCTCCTGGTCCGCCTTGTCCTGCTGCCCGGCGGTTTCCCCAGGTTTTAAAATATCTTTGGGGGCATTGTGACAATATAACTTTGTGTAGTCCTGCACGGCGGCGGCAATGGTGTTTTCCTCTCCAACCTTTACCCGGAAATACTGGGCGGCCTGGGTGCCGTTTAACCATGTTTCCTGCTCCATAAGTTCCTTTATTGTTTCAATGTCCACGCCCTCGTTTAGATGTTCGGCGTAAATGCTCCAAATACCGCTTTCCACGGCATCCAGGGTGTCCGCCATTTTCCGCATGTCCGTGGCGTTTCCCTCGCACCCTGCCCATGGCTTATGTATCATCAAATAAGCATTGGACGGGATTGTGGGCATATCACTGTCCGCAAATGCGATAACGGAAGCAATGGACCCGGCCAGTGCATCCACATAGACGGTTTTCTTTCCTGCATACCGTTTGAGCATGTTGTAAATGGCAATCCCGGCAAATACGGAACCGCCGCCGGAATTGATGTAAATATTTAAGTCCTTTCCGTTTGCTTCGGTAAGGAAATTCTTGATTGCTTCCGGGTACTGGTCCTCTTCCTGCCATGCTCCCCACCAATCGCTTACAATGTCCCCGTAAAAATAAAGGTCCACGCTTGTTTCCGTGGCGTTCTTAAACTCATAAAATTTTTCCACGGTAGCGTGTGCGGCATCCTTGCAAGCGGTAAATCTCTTTTTTGCTCCTGGCATATCCTTAACCCCCTTTCATAGTTTCTAAGTAAGCACGGGCGGCCGCTTCCATTGCCCGGCGTTGCTTGTCCTGCTTTTCTGTCTGGTCTGTGCCCTCTCCCTGGCCGTTCTGTCCAACCTGGTAAAGGCTTTGGTCCCCGGCTTTTACATAGTTCAAAGAAACCATACGCACGTCCCCGTCATCCACTGGCCCGTAATACATAAGTGCCCGGTATTCGTTTATTGTCATGGCTCCACGGTCAAACATATTTCCGCCTATGGCATCTCTGGTCTGTAATGTGGCATACTGCAAAAGATTGGCGGTAAATTCAATCTTATTGCCATACCCAATTTCCCTGGGTGTTAAAAGTTTAAATGTAAACTCATACCCCAATTGGATTGCCACGGGTTCAATGACATTTTCATAAAAAGAAATCCATTCCTGGTCGGAAAGTGTGGACGTTAAAACCTTTTCATTTACGCCGTAATAACGGTATACGTTGTCACGCAAGAATGTAATTTGATTGGTTGGTACGTTTGGCGTGCGTTGGGCAATTTCTTTAAATTCCACCGTACTGTCAATGGCTGCAATTCCCCCGGCGTTGTCGGCGTTCATGTAGGCATCCTGGAAGTCCTTGGCAATCTTTTTCAGTTCTTCATTGTCTGCCAGGTTGTTATATCTCAAATACCCGGCAAGTGAATTGGAACGGTTGACAATGTTCTTTACTGTTTCGCCGGATGTTTCGATAAGGTCCAGGCTCCGCTTTAACTCCAAATCCGGGGACGTTCCCAGGAACCGCTTTTTGTTGTACCTTGCCTTGATGTGAATAACATTTTGGTATGGCACTGTGTAGGTTTCCCCGTCATAGTCCCACCGGAAGCGGAAAAGGATATTATGGCAGTCATCTTCAAATATGCGGTAACTCTTCGTAGTAATCGGCTGTATACTCGTTATCCTCGTGAAATCCTCGTTATAGAAAATCACGGAAAAGGAATTGGACGTATAAACCAGGTCGGAAGCAATGCGGTAAAGGAAATCATAGGTTGACATTTCCGGGCACGGCCGCAATTTCAAAAGCCTTGCCAGGTAATCGTTTTTAATTGTCATACCCTTTTCATCCTTTCGGATAACCTGGGGCGTGAGTTTTCCCACGTTCTTTGCTATTGCATCCGCAATGGCTCCCACAATATCGTTATCCCGTAGGGTTCCCGTTGGCACATACTCCCCACGGCTCAATAAAAGTGGTCTGTACTTTGCCCTAAAGGCTCCAAATACATTGGCTATAATTCCCGTATCAAATACCCCCCTTCCTCAAAAATAGGCCCATGGAATACACCCATGAGCCTATTGTAAAATTATTCGTGTTGAAATTCTGACCCAGTTTAAAACCCTGCTGCCATGCGGCTTTTATGCCGCTTCGTTCAATAGTTTCTTGCCTATCTCACTATGATATTTTGAAACCATTGTCATTGCATCAAAGACGGAAACCGCCCCGTCTATCCTCATACGTTTTTCAATCTTAACGGGCTTCATGCGGCTATCATTCATATTGATTTCCACCGCCACATTAAGAAGATGGGATGCCAATAGGGTATTATCTCCCAGGTTATATTTACCGTCTTTTAAATCGCCCTCAAACTGATGTAAGATAGGTGTTAAGTTTGTGCCCTGGTAAACGTCATCCACCTGGAACCCGGCCATTTTAAGGTCATCAATCAAATACCCGGCCATGTATCTGTCATAGCCGATTTTTAACGGGCGGATTTTGTAAACCTTTACCAGGTCAATAAACCATTTATACACATCCTTATAGTCCACCTGGTTTTCCCCGGATATTTCCAAAAATCCTTTTTCCCGGTAAATGTTATATGGCACGTTATCTTCATTCACGGCTATTTCATACCGTTTCTTTGGCATATAGAATTTTGTAATAACATTCCATTTTCCGTTTTTCCAAATAACGATTGATGCCGCCGTAAGGTCCGTGGTTCGTGAAAGGTCTATGCCGCCCACACAATAACATCCCCGGTACTCTTCCAGGGTAATCTTTATATCCTCGTTTACCGCTTTCATTACATCCCAATAGTCCAACCATGCCACACTGGAATTTTGCTTGATATTGCAGTATTTTGTCATAAACTCCACTTTCTTTGAAAGGGATGTTTTGGCAATCTCTATTTGCTCTAAGTAAAATTCCTCTGATACGGACACGCCCAGGTTTGGGTTGCTCTTTTTTAATTCCTCTATTGTGTCCCATGCTTCCAGGTTGTCAATCATGTAAATAAACGGCAAAATCCTGGTTTCTTTTGAATTGCCTTTGAGGAATGAGGTAGAACGCCGCATAAGTTCATCATAAATTCCATCATTGATGTACCCGGCCGTGGATATTGACATGATAAGCGGCTGCTTTCTTGCACCCAGGGCGGAAGTCATAACCTCATACTGTTTTAGTCCCTGGTCCCCCGGCCATGCTTCCATCTCGTCATTGACAACCATTTGAGGGTTGAAACCATCCGACTTTTTAGAGTTAAACGCAATCTTTTTTACACTGGTGTTAAACTCTTTAATATAAATATCGCTTCGGCGTTTCTTGGTTATGCTTTCCAGTTCGTCATCCGCCTGGACAATCTGGTAAAAGGCATCATATACAAGGTCTGCCTGGTCCAGTTTAGGGGCAAGGAAATAAACCTTTGCCCCGTACTCTCCATCTATGTAAGTCATGTATGCCGCTATGGCTGCGGCAAACAAGGTTTTTCCGTTCTTACGGGCCACCACAATAAAAACTTCTCTGAATTGTCTGTACCCGGTCTTTTTATCCATAATGCCAAAAATGGCACTTACTATGGCCTTTTGCCATAGTTCTAATTTCAGTAAATCGTTACGTCCCTCTGAATGGTGGCAAAAGTTTTCTATGAAGTTGATAGCCTTATTTGCCTTGTCCCCGTCAAAATCCCATTTGCCACTTTTTAAACCATCTACCAGTATTTTGTAAATGGTTCTTATCCATTTTCCAACTGTTACGGTGCCATTTTCTATGGCTTCCCAGTATTGGAAAACATAGTTGTTATCCATTCCGTAACGCTGCCAATCTGCTTATATTTTTCTTTTCTTTCGGTGGCAAATACTCAATAAGCGTGTGAATAATTGCCGTATATTGGCGTGAATATTTTTCATAAATCGTGGCTGATGGGTGGGCCTTTACAAACTTTTGGGAAGCGTTGACTGTTTCCGTTGTAAGCCCCTCTTTTTTCAATTCTTCTTTTGCCTGGAAGCAAGCCACTTTTAAAAACGCCGCTTCCTCAACCAATGAATTTACAAGGCTTTTCTTGTCCTCGTCATCAATCCCGGCAAACATGGGGGCTAAAAATTCTATCTCTTTTTTTATCCTGGCATTTGTCAGTTTATTTATTCTTTTGGGTGCTTTCTTCCCATTACTTTTTTCATTTTCTGCCATATTCTACCCCCCTCATATGCGTGCGACCTTGCAGAGTTTTTTTGGGGTATCTCCCTCGGTTCTTTCGACCCCTCTCAAAATCTTCCCACCGGGGGGTGGTGTCTGCTGCACCATTTCTTTTGGCGGTAATAATTTTCCGTCACTATCAAAACGGTAACGGGTGTTAGGCTTTGCCTTATGCTCTTTGTTGTGGCAATCCTCGCAAAGGTATTCCAGGTTTGCCGGGTCCAGTGTCACGCTTGCATCATGCACATTGTTTGGTGTGATGTATTCTTTGTGGTGGACAATCACACCGGGAACATAAAGCCCGGCTGCCTTGCACCGCTCACACAAACCATTTGCCCGTTTAATAACTGTCTGCCTGGTTCTCTTCCATGCTGCTGATTGATAGAAACCTTTTGCATATTCTTTCAACTGCTGCCACCGTCCTTTCTTTCATGCTCAAAGGCTTATGAGTGCATCCCACCCATAAGCCCATGTTAATATAAATCACTGCTACATTCTGACCCATTTACTTTGTGTCCTGCTGCCGCCTGGCTACTTCTGCACAATAGGGATAAATTGAAACGTCCACGCTTCATCATGGATTGAAATAATATTGCCGTCCTCGTTGATTGCCAGTATATCAATAAACTTCGGTTTCAAAACTATGTCCCTTTTATCCCAGTCCACATTCTCCGGCATATGCACGTCCATCAGTGCTATTGCATTAAATACCTTGTCCCCATGCACTACTTTAAATCTGCTTAAATCAATTCCCATGTTCTTTTCCTTTCTGCTCCGGCAACATATCCATTGCCTGGGCAACCAGTGTTATAAACTCCGTGCGGTACTCATAGAATTGGCGGCGGCCACACAAGGCATCTGCTATGTACTCATAAGGCGTGTTATATACAATGCTCTTATAAATCTTCTCCTGCATCTGCCGCCGTGCCCGGATGCTCTCGATATTCCCACATGAATTACACAAGGCATCATTGACGATAGCGGCTGCCTTAATATCAAAGGCACTGGCTTTCTTTGTCTTTATTCTCTTTTTCCGCTTCTCATTGCCTTGTATAATACTTCTGGCTATGGTCTTAATATCTGCATCCATTTTGTCCAATCTACTGCCGCCCCCCCCTATTCTTCATAGGTTTTCTTTGATGTTTCCGTGCGTTCTACCTTGATACTCTCTTTTGCCATCTTGGAAACCTTTGCCCTTACGCCCTGCCCAACGTCAATGGTAACGCCTTTCATATGCCGGGCTTCTATGGCATCCACAACGTCAAGCATGATAGTAACCACGTCCTGGTCTATGGGTCTTTCCGCATTACTGCCAAATAATTCCGTAATACGGTTCTTTGCCTTTTGCACACGCTCTTTACTTTCTGCATACTTCTTGGCTTCGTCACATTCGCACCTACACGTTGCCGCTTCGTTTACCTCTTCCTGGCTCCATGTTTCCGGTGCGTAAATAATCCCGGACTGTCCGCAAAATTTACAATATCCCGTTTGTGTTTTGGTTCCCTCTGCCACTTCCTGGCCGCCGTCCTGCTCCATTTCTCTTAAATCCTCTTCTGGTATCTCATGGCCGCCGTCTGTTTTTTTCTCCATGTCCTATTCTCCTTTCGCTCTTTTATAAGCATCCATGGCAACTGTAAGCACTGCTGCCGATTGCTCCACGGTCAATGCCTGGCCCTTTACCAACCATGCCAGGTTTTTGTTTATGGTTTCCAACGTATCTTCCAGGGTAGTTCCCGGAAGCGGATGCCCTGCCGATAACTCCATAATTGCCTTTACTATTGGCCGCCTATATTCTCCCGGTACTGCTGCCATGGCGGATTTTATGACGGCTTCCGCTCTGGTTGCCGTGTGGTTCTTACATTCCTGGCATAGACTTTGGCTGAACATCCGGCCCATGTATGGCACGCCATCACACTGTCCGTCAATCCATGGTGCCGCAAGGCATTTGTTAAGCGGCATCTTGCCCGGCTCCTGCAAATATTCCAGGATAGCCGCCACCGCTTCGTCTGCTGAATAACATACCGCCGTTTTATATCCCTGCTGCCGCAATGCCGCCATAAACTCCTTTTGGTCTTTGGTTGGCGTATTCTTCCCGTATTTCATTTCCAGGTAAAGGCCATGGAAATTGTGACTTGCAACGGGCAGCACTACATCCGGCACGCCCGTTTTTAACCCCATTGCCTTTAATACCGCCCCATTTGTCCGCTTGCCCTCGTTTGGGACGTGGTACATGAGGGAAAGGCACGGTAACACATGGGCGTTGCGTTCCGCCCATTTAAAAAGGCTTATCTGCTCCGTGGTTTCCCCTCTCTTCATGTTCTTTAAATTCATGTTTCATTCTCCTATTCTTCCTCAATGTCATATTCCCGTTTACGCCGCTTGCAATCTTCCAACATGGCTTCCAAAATTCCCACTTCCTCGTCATTTAACCAGGTATAATATTTTTCAAGCATTTTTAAGGCGTGCAATTTCCTGGCATTGGCCTTTTCCTCTTCGGTTGTGTCGGTATCTGACACATTGGCTTCCCTGGTTTCATCTGCTAACGTCTTGCGGTGCTTTTTCTTTTCTTCGGTCATGGTCTTTATTTCCTCGGCACCCAGTCCGCCCTTATCCTCTGCCGCCTGGGCAATTTCTTTTTGGGTGTCCTTGTCCGCCTTGGCTGCTTCCACGGCCGCCGTAATTCCTAAATTACCTTTCTGGAATTGCTCTTTTACTTCCGGCGTGGCGTTATCGCTTATGGTGTTTAGGGTTCTGATTTTCGGCACTGTTTCCCCCATTACTGCTGCCACATAGTCCCGGACCCTCTGCCCGGCTTCCAGAATAAGCAACCCCTCTTTTCTCGCCTGGGTCAATACTTCTTTCCAGTCTGCCGCCTGGGTCATAAGGTCATAGTCTGTCATTTTGCGGTTAAAGGTATTACCTACCAAAAGGGAAATTCTAAATTCAATTTCCGTCATGTCTTTATAACGGCACGGTATATTTTCAAATTCTGTTTTCCCCTCTGCCACCAACATTTTGATTGCCGCAAGTCTGCGGTGGCCGGAATGTAACCAATATTCCCCGTTTACCCGTCCCAATACAAGCGGCTCCTGCAATCCATCCATGGAAATGCCCGTTGCCAGGTCATCCAGTCCGTCCATACTGTACTTGTTGTGTTTTGTAACCACAATGTCCTGGTAATTCAATGTGATTTCCTGGTAATCTTTGTTTTTCCCTACTTCCGCCATGGTGGCGGCGTTCATAATGTCTAAAATATTAAATCCCATGCTTTCAACTCCTTTCCCCTGCTGCCAGGCGTCCAAATTTCTGCACATATTCCGCCACAAAGGCTTTATAGTCCTGGGCGGCTCCGCTGCGGATGCTATAATGCAACGGGGTTTGACGGTAAAACGTGGCATCCTTGGTCTTTTTGGAATGTCTGATTTTCTGCTTGAATACTGGGCAACTTCCCTTTGTCCTTAACCACATTTCCGCCGCTTCGCTTGTGTCCGTTCTCTCATAATCTGCAATAAGGCATCCGGCAAGCCTGGCCTTGGGGTTTAATGCCCGTATTTGGTTTATCTGCTCCACCAACTCTTCCAGGCCGTCCAGGGAATAGGCATCTAAGCACACGGGTATGATGATTTCATCCGTTGCCACCATTGCATTTATAACATTCATCCCCAAATCCGGCGGATTGTCTATAATGCAATAATCATATTGCCCGGCAACCTCTTCCAGGGCGTGCTTGTATCGGTCATGTTGGGCACGGTTCTTTTCTGCCTTAATCTCTAATTCCGCCAACTCCATGAAGTAATTGCACGGTATAATGTCCAGGTTCTTTTCCCTGGTGTCCCGGATATTTCCGACAATCCGCCCGGTCTTAATTATCCGGCACGCTTCGGCTTCCTCTTCCCGGCGGTACGCTTCAAACAAACGGGATGCGTTGCCCTGCTTGTCATTGTCAAATAATAAAACCCTGCTGCCAGGCCGCTTTCTCCGCTTGTCCCCCTCTGCCAATAACTCCGCCATAGAAACGGCGGTGGTGGTTTTGGCAACGCCACCCTTTAGGTTAATGATTGAAATAACTTTCATGTGTGTTATGCTCCTTTCGCTCAATTCCGCACCATACGGGCGTATATGTAAAATGCCGCATTGATACCGTTGTATTTAACCTCTGCATCCAGGTATCTAAATCCTGGGTAAGCCTTTTCCAACTGTTCTTTCAAAACTTCGTTATCCTTTGCCATGCGTTCCACTTTGCTTTTTTTGAATTTTGAATAACTGCGTGTAGGTTCCGGCGGCTTTTTAAGGTTTTTGGATGGACACCACCGTTTTGTCCCGTGTGGGTTCTGTGTTATGTAGGTTGCAAGGCCAGTAATCAGAAAATCGTCATCCGGCTTAATGCGGCGTGTGTTTGGACGGTCACATTTTCCCCATAATTCCTCTAACTCGTCACGGTCCACACCGTCCCCGGATAACAGAATGTGAAAATGGGGACGTTTGTACCCGTCAAAAGCCAGGATGTAAATATACTTGGCATTTTCAAGCCCTGCCTTTTTCCGGCGGCGGTTGATGCGTTTAATAAAATTCGTTATGTCTTTCTTTGCCCGGTCCACATCATCCGGCAAACAGTCATCATTCCACCCAAACGTGGCCCAAATATCCCCTTTTCCAAAATTGATATTGGCAAGGCGTATTAAATACCGTCTTGCGTTTTTCTCGTTAAGGTTTTTCTGTGACGGCCTGGTTTCTCTTTTCTGTTTCGTCACTGGCATATTGCTTTTATCTTTAAAGGACGGGTACACCTGGGCTTCTAATAGTGTGGTGCCGCTTTTGATGTTTGTTGACTTCGTGGTGGTAGTCCTATAAAGGCACTCCACCTTTCCGTCTTTCATCAACCGTTCCAATTCCCATTCCTCTAAGTTCTCAATCTGTTTTTGGTATGCTTCCTCATAATCGTAGTCATCATAATGCCTTTTTCTCATAGTTCCCCACCTTTATGTAAAACGCCCCTTACCCTGCTGCCAGGGTGCCTTTATCTATTGCCTATATATCAAAATAAAATATAGGTGTCTGATATGCTAATACCCATTACAAGGACGGGGAAGTGCTTCCGCTTCATTAAATTTCAATCAAAAAGCCAGTCTATTGCCATTTTGACAACTGCAAAACCTAAAACGGCCAGGCCGCCCAAAATCAGCATTGCCGCCGCTGCCACTCCAATAATTATGTAGAACATAACCTTTTTCCACCTTTCTTTTCTATATATAGTTGAAAGTGCTTTTATTTTTCTATATGTTGTGCTATACTGACTTTGTTAGTTCCAACCCGGTTGTTTTGGTTCCCCACCTTGCAACCGGGTTTCGCTTTTTCTTTTTACGCTTCCGGCAATTCTCCAAACATTTTTTCGTAAATGTCCGTTGCGTATCTCATTAAAAGGCTCTTTGCTTCCTCTTCCTGGATGGCTTCCCCGTACTCCGTGCTATAATCTTCCTCATGGGTTAAAAGCCAATTTCCTTTTGCCGATTTCCATAACTCGCACGGATATGTCCGGCCAACTTCTTTTCCCTGGTATATGGAACGTAATACAAAACTATTTATCAGATACCACTTTTTAACCTCTGCCACCTTTTCCATCTTCTCGGTGTTATACTTCATGCCCTTAATTACAAATTCCATTTTCTTCCTCGCATTTCCAGTAATATTCATTGATAATCAGCATTTCTTTGGATGCAATCAGCGTTACACCCAACGGGACTGTGAAAAGTGCTATGGTTGCATCCCCGTCCAATAATTTGACTGCTACCACGGTAAGGAAAAGCACCGCCACCCCATATAACTTTTGGGTAATGAAATACTTTTTTCTTTCTCGCTTTTCCCTTAATGCCTTTTTTCTCTTTCTTTCACGCTCTTTGGCATCCATGTAGCCCATGGCATAGGCGTGTTCTATCATTGCCGTACATGCTTCCCGGCTGACCGTCTGTAATTCTGCTACCATGTTAAGTTCCTCGCTTTCCTTACTGGCTTACCTTGTACTTATCCACAATATCCACAATCTGGTCCATAATAACTTCTAATTCTTCAACCCTCATAGCCTTATCATCAATATAGAAGTCTGCATAAATCTTTCTTGTGTCATTTCCCCACATGGCCGTCTGTTCTGGCAATGGTGCATTTATGGCATCAAATACAATCCCTTGAGCCTTGCACCATTCCACCGCCGCTTCTAAGTCTTTCCCGGCTCTGCTTGTCCAGAGGATAACTTTATGCCCCTGGGCTTTTAACAGTTTTACGGCCGCCACAATCTTTGGCTTTGCTTCTATGATTTCCGGGAACCTGGTAATGGCAAGGGTGCCGTCAAAATCTACCGCATAAACCGCCATACTATCCCACCTTTCCCGTTTCCATGCCGGAATTATCCATTGCCTGGTGTCCTGCTGCCGCCTGGCTCATTTCATATTTCAGTAACATGGCCGCCACTTGTACCATTTCACAAGCGGCATCAATAGCCTGGTTGTAAATCGCCGTTGGGCTTGTTTCCTTTTCCAGGAAAGGGGCAATTTCCCGGCCCCGTACCCGGTTCCATAATACGCCCATGGAAGATTTCACATTGTCCATGGCTTCCTGGGCTTCCTCTACCTCTTCCAACGTCACGGCGTACCCCTCATGGGTGGAAGCAAATAACGGAAATTTTGCATTTGCCCGGTTTAACTCTGCCAGGGCGGCCGTTTCAACTTCTTTTCTTAATTCAATCATTGCCATGGTCTGTGTCCTCGCTTTCCGGGTTCTTCTCCCCTGCTGCCACCCGGTCTTTTTTCTCTGGGGTGTAATTGCTTCCGTCCTCACATTCCTTGCATATGTCGGCATCACATTTCAGTCCCGTATGGTGGCCGCATGTGTCGCAACTCCAACAATCCACGGCCTGGGTCTTGCTCTCTTTCGGTTCCACTGCTGCCGCCTGGTCTTTCTTACTTCCAAAATCCATACACACGGTAATAGGCGGCATTTTCGCCATGGCTCCCATAGTCTTTTCCATTTCTTCAAACGCCGCTTTTATCTGCTCCCGGTGTTCTTCCTGGTTTACTTTTATAGTCTGCAATTCCTCAATGCGGTTTTTGGCAAGTGTATCAATAAGGCGGTGTAAGGATGCGGCGGTACTCTCCACGCCGTTTTCTTTCATCCAGGCTTCAAAAATCGTAACCACTGCCCCGGTAATCTGCTCATATTCTGCATGAAAACCCGTGCTTTCCTCTTCCACATCCAGTGTGTTAAGAAACTCCGGCTTTTCCCCGGTAATCATTGCCTGGATATAAAAGCCCGGCACGTCTGCTTTTACTGCATTACCAATCAGTTCCGCCTTGGCCGCTTCTCTCATAAGGTTGTAATATTCCGTGTGCTTCATGTCCACGGTGCCATCACTTGTAAATCCATCCATAAATCCCATACTTTTATCCTCGCTTTCTTATCTGTAAATTGGTGTAGTGAAATGATAAAGCGGTTCTTCCGTTTCCACCGCTTCCCGATTCTTATAAATCATAAGTGTAAAACGGTCCTGGCCCTCGTCATCCAGTCCCCGGTGTGCTATTGCTTCAAATCCAAAACGGGCGTTTAATTTTGCCCCCTGCACGGTGGCGGTCAACTTGGCAATCTCACGGCCGCCCAGTGTTACACCCTCGGCGTGTAACTGCTGCCATTTCTTAAATGTCTTTTTGAGATATTCCAAAAAATCCGGCTCCACAATTCCGTTGGTTGGTGTCACATTCTTTTCCATCCTTTTTTCCTCACTTTCCCGGTCCTCTGACCGTTTACCCAGGCACGCCGCCTGGAAATCTTTTTATAATGTGCCAATATGGCTTTTACTTCCGGCATGTCTAAAACTTTTACTTCCACTTTCAATTCCGCCATAGTCTACCGCCTTTCAAATCTTGCCCTGCTGCATCCGCTCATAATAAAACATGTATTGCTGCATAATTCCGGCGGTGCCTGGGTACTTATGAACCGGGAAATGTCCGTGGTAATGGTTTTCTTCTATTCTGGAAATCCATGTGTCCCGTGGAAACGCTTCTGTAAAATGCAATCCGAAAAGGCAAATGCAATTTGCAACCTTGGGGCCTATTCCTAAAAATCCCGTTAAGGTCTTGTATGCTTCCTCACGGTCTGCGGCCGCTCCAGCATCTGTCCGGCCCTGGTGGTTCCTTGCCGCTTCAATCAGATATTCCGCCCGGTAATATGCCCCCAGTGCTTCCAATTCCTCTTTGGGTGCATTGGCTATTGCTTCCGGGGTTGGAAATGTATAAACCAGGCTTCCGTTATACGGGATGCCCTGGCCGTATACTTGGCAAAGTCTTTCAATGGTTCCTTTTATCCTGGGGATGTTATTTCTTTGGCTGATAATGAAAGACGCTATGGTTTCCCACGGGTCCTGCCGTAAAATGCGGATGCCCTGGGCGGTTTGTCCTGCTGCCATTAAATATTCATCCCTTGGGTCAATGCTCTTTATGATTTTTCCGTAATCTTCGGAAAGGTCAAAATACTGTTTCCAGGTATTTGTAAAATCCTCTTCGCTACAATCCAGGCGGAACGCACCGCCGCCCAACTGTGAAATGGTAACAACCTTGTCTTTATGTATAACCAAATAGGCGTTTTCCCTGGTTCTCTTCCAACGGAAGCATTGGCCGGAATTGGCTATTTGGTTAAGGTCAAAATTTTGTATTTCCTTTAAAATCATAGTGCCGTCCTTTCCTGCCTAAATATAAATGGTGTTGTATAGTGTCATTTGCAAATCTGAAAAGGAAAATTCCGGCGTTTCTTCCGGCTTCATAGGCGGCATCAATCCCCGTTTTTTCCATTCCTTGTGCCTTATTTCCGGCACCGGGCAAAACCGCTTAACCTCTGCATCCATGACTGCTTCCAGTTCTGCATGTTCCATAAGTGCCTTGTAACCCGTGTAAATCTCTTTTCCGTCCTTTACAATCCGCAAACGCTCCGATTGTTCAAATACCCCTATAAATTCCCGTAATTTCATAGTGGCACCCCGTATTTATGGAAAAATACGCACGCACACACAAAGGCAATAATCATAGCCACACCCAGGATGCCGAAAAATACCCGGCGGCCTTTGGGGCTTTCATTGGCTCCCAGTGAATAAATAATTGCCGTCCCGGCCAGTGCCAGGTAAAGGATGGTGCCGCCGCCTATGATGATAATCATAAGGGCAATAATTCCTATTACTTCCAAATTTGTCATGCTTCGTTTTCCTCGCTTTCTGCTTTGTTAATGCCTATAAAAACACGTTCCGCACAAGGCACGGCTATGCTATTCCCTAATGCCATGTACCGGGCATTGTCTGACATTTCTTTGCCGCTTGCCCCGTATCTGGTCCACTCGTCCGGGAAGCCGTCCAGGCGTTCACATTCAAGCGGTGTAAGACGGCGTACACGGTATTTTATTGTCTGTGCTATCTTCTCCGCTATTGCTACAAGCATCTGCCCGGAACCAGAAACGTCCCGGCTTTTTGTAAGTGTTCCCACGCCCTCTTTATACTCGGCAAAACCGCTTTGTGCATAGGCTATGGCGTGACGGTCTGCCCCGGTTAATGTTGGGGCTATGTCCTGGCCTATCCCTATTTGGTGGCCGCCGTTCTCTGGCTTTCTTCCTATGGTGTTACCTATGACTGTATAAACGGGTAAAAGATAAAGTCCCGTCTTTCCACCGCCACCGCCGGCCCGTCCCATAAGGGTAACGCTTTTTGTTGCGTTCATATAAATTCGGTCCGCTGTCCGTCCAAAGTCAAGCGTCATTTGTCCACTTGCGTCCTCTGCCATTCCTCTGCAATCCGTTCCAGTAACGCCACTTTCAATATAATCGGAATTTCCTTTTGTCTGCTCTCCGCCCTGTGGATGATACCCCAACACGCTTTCGCACTCAAAAAGTATTTGTCCGGCACGTCCATTTCCAAAATCGCTGACAAGGTAGATGCGTTTTCTACGTTGGGGTACTCCCCAAAATTGAGCATCCAACAACCGCCATGCGGTGCACTGAACCGCCCCCCCCTGCTCTCTCAATTCCAACCATTCCGGCGTTTGCCCATTTTCCACTTTTAGGCATTGAAATATTGGTTTCTGTGATTTCTTCCAGGACCCGGCGGAAATCCTCGCCTTCATTACTCGAAAAAGCCCCGGCCACGTTTTCCCATATAATGTACTTTGGGTATTGTCCATTTGTCTTTTTCCTCATTTCCCTTACTATTCGCACGGCCTCCATAAATAGGCCGGAACGGGCACCGTCAAGCCCTTTTTGTTCTCCGGCAACGCTCAAATCCTGGCAGGGGCTTCCAAAACTGATAATGTCAACCGCCGGAATATTTCCCCCGTTAATCTTTGTAATATCTCCCAGGTTTTCTGCATCCGGGAAATGCCGCTTTGCTATGTCTGTGCAATTTGCTTCAATCTCACTTGTCCATATGGTCTTTATTCCTTGCCGTTCTGCTGCCAGTGGAAAACCTGCGATACCGTCAAAAAGGCTTCCTAATGTCATGTGTTAAATTCCTCGCTTCCTCTTATTCCTCAATAAACACAAGGGCGGAATATTCTACCTCATGGCCCACAATATCTTTGCCCCTCATTTTCGGCACAACTGCCGTTTGGTACTGGGTGCATACTTGTTGAAGAAATGGGGCTTTGCTATTTCCAAATTCTGTGTTTATCTTCTCTGCCAGGCCATCCGGCGTGGTATCTTTCAATATTTTTGCTTTCATATTCTTTCATGTACTCCCATAACTGCTGCCGTGACGTTGCCACTTTCCTTGTGGGTACTCCTGCGGCATCCAACTTTTCTTTAATTTTCAATAACTCTTCCCGGTAAAACGCTCCCTTGTGGCTGCCGGGTCTTGTGATGTAGTCCAACGGCCGTGCATCCACCGCCAACAATTCCCGTAATATCTCCGCCGTTGTGGCTCCGTACTGCCGAAATACGCCCGTGGCAATAAATGTTTTCTGCCACACAAACAATTTGAAGCCCAGGGCTTTTTCCACTTCTGCCAGGATGCTTTCTAAATCCGGCTCATTTATAGGTCTGTAAATCCAATCCATATTCTTGTCCATGCCTGGTTCCTCGCTTTCTGTCCTGCTACCGCCTGGGCTTATAATGTCCTCTGTGCCACCTCTGCCCGGTAAGGTTCTCCACCTCGTTTCAATTCATGGTAAATGGTTGCCCGGTGTACTCCTACCGCCTGGGCAATCTCCGTAACCTTTACCCCGGAATTTTTCATGGCTTCAATACGTTTTCTGTCCGCAAAGTCCAATCTTTTCCTTTCTTTTCTCATGTTTCCACCTTTCTTTCTGTTTTTCTGTAAATAAAAAAAGAGTGCCACAAGAGTTTATTTCTCTTGTAACACTCTGATTTTTCCAATAAAAAATCAAATGCGATAGAGTTATTAACCCTTGTCGCATTTGATTTTACAACTTACCAATTTTTTTAAAGAAATTTTCATTTTTCTTTTTCTTGTAAAAGACACGCATTTTTGCCCTTTTTTCAGCAAAAATACGTGCCACCTACTCTAATCCAGATAATGAATCGTAAACTCCGCATTCCCGTCCCGATCCATCTCC